CTAAGAGATACGTCGAACATTATGCGCCCACCTTCTCGCCAAACTCCACGTTACGAAAACACGAGGCTTGATAGGCGATTTCCCCCACCTGGTCACAATAGACACCCGTCACGCGCCCGATAATCTTCTCCACTTTCGCGGTCTGTCCTTTAGGTCTGCGCTTGAGTACTCTCTCAACTGTATAGGTGTCGTCCCACGCTAGTGTTATCCTCACCCAATAGCCGCTCGATACTGGCAACTCAACTTCCACGCATTCGCCCTGCGGCTTCCACACTCCTACACGTCCGCCAGATATTGCGAACACGTTCATTCTGCCAATCTGATTGAGTAACACGTCCTCATCAAAGGGACGACCTAACTCTTTCGTTTCCATACGTTTATCCTTTCGTTAGTGGAGACTAGTATCTCCCCGTCTCCCTAGCATAAACTAATCTAGGGAGATAGGCAAACACTAGGCGGCTTGATCCTTTTGGCATTCTCTCTCGCTTGCTTCTCCTTGCGCTAGTAGTGAGGAGATAGCAATCGCGGCAGCTTCTAAAGCCCTGGCGTGTTGATCTTCTAGGAGCTTGAAAGAGTAACGCGCCACTGGCTCGCTAATTATTAGCTCGTTATGGTCACGATAAAGCGCGTGCGTTTCCATCGTGAAAATACCGCTCTCACGGGTTATGCATTCCGACAATATGGAGCGAATCACTTTTGAGTTGCTAAAGTGATAGGTGGAAACTTTCACGCGGTAGTTATTTTCTAGCGTGTAAGTTGTAGTGATTTTGCGCCCATCTTGATTGACTACTTTATTCTCTTTCACTTTCTTATCCTTTCGTATTATCTCCCTCGTGTTAGGTGAGATACCTCCTACCATAGTCTAAGCAACTATGGCAGAAAGTAAAGCACCTACGCCGCTACTTTTGCCAGGATAATATCCCTCACACGCTCGCGGTCTACGCTATCGCCACCGCCCCACGTTTCCGCGCCCGATAGTGAGTTGATATAATCCTCGATTGCTTTCGTAATAACTGCCACCGTCGCGCCGCCGATCGGATAAATTCCAACTATCGGGTTATAGAATGCATCGACGTATTCGACGAAATCTAGAATCTCTTTTGCGGTCACTATGCGCTCACTCTCTCTTCGTTAGCAAAACCAATTCCGCGCTTTTCCAACTCTTTCCACGCTGCGAGAATCTTCTTTTGCTGCGTGAGGGTTAGCTCCGCGTTTATGATTTCCTCTCCTTGCTTGATGACTTTCACTAGTGTTGCTTTTGCCATTCTCTTATCCTTTCATTATGTCGGAGACTAGGGTCTCCCTACCGCATTAGACTAGCCTAGTCTAACACGATAGGCAAGCACTAGGCGCTTACTAATTCCCGCGCTAGTTTAGGGCTTTCATTAGTCAATTCTTCCGTGTCGCTAATATCAAAGACATAACGCCAGGAGAAAAAGGGTTTCTCTAACCCGTCATCATCTACCCTCACGCCTAGCGGCACAAGGATAGCCGCGCCCTTAGCTCCTTTCCTTACCGCCCGCCCTGCTTTCTTCCAATCGTGAAACCCTGCCGCGTGAGTAGCGTTAGGCTTTTGAAATAGAATCATTAGGCAATTCTGCAATGAGTAGGATCTTTCTAAGTTGCTAGGGATAACGGGGTTAGTCTCGCCTAACTCTTTAGCGGCGGCGCGTAGGTTAGCGATAAATTGCGTTTTCTCCTCTTTTGAGCGTGTCATTATGCGCCTACTTTCTGGCTTAGACTCTTGACGATTTCCTCTAATTCGCCTACGCAAAACCAGATATCGTCGCTGCTTTCTGGCGTTTTGAGTAACTCAATAACGCGGTTTAGGCGGTTTTCTATTGTTAGGTTTCCACTATTGCATTCTGTACAGATAATGAGACCGTTTAGGTCTTTATCGCTTGAGCATACTAAGCAGATATCGTTAGACACTTTCTTATCCTTTCGCGGTTAGATACTTTCTAACCGATAGACATAATATAGATTAGGCTAATCTAACGTGTCAAGCCTAAACAGATAACAGTTTTATAACGAAGTTATCCACAGATTGCCGTGAGTTATCCACAAGCTAAGTTACCGTGAGTAGGATCTTAGTAACTTAGGCAGGGCGCGAGATTGAAGAATGCGCCCTATCGCTGGCGCGGTTTATTAGTTGAGGGCTAGAGAATTATTAGGGCAGGGCAGGGCGCGAAAGTGTGCCGTTGGGGCTATCGCCCCACCTTGCCCCACTATCCCCCACTCTCTCGCCAATAGGCGAGAAAGAAAGCCAGCGTGACGCTAGAGGCAACCCTAGGTGATAAACTTAGCCACCCACTTGCCCTATAGTCCCCACATAAATATCTCCACTAAAGTGAGATCTATTTCTGCGTGTCCTATTTTGTCCGCATATATCTGTGACGTTAGTCACATCTATAAAGATTTTTGGAAGAAAAGCGGGAAACCGCTTTTTTTTCCTGCCTAATACAGTATAGAGACTGTAGACAGGCTGGGATGAGTCTGCAGTCGCTACGCTTACGCTGCGCTCCCGATAGGGGAGAGCAGTATTACCCCTCGCGTCGCTGTGGCTATCTCGGGCGCTCAAGCACGAGGTAGGCGCAAGCGGCGCCTCTTTTTAGTACCCAGAGGTCTGTCAATTTATAGGAGCCTGCCATTACAGAAAACAGCGCTGATATAGCAAAGCGCATCATTCTTGAATGTGTAGCTCAAGGAATGCGAGTAGAAGACGGCTGTAAAGCCGCTGGTAAATCTCTCAAGACTTATGAGTACTACCGCAGATCCGATAAGGTCTTTGCAGACCGTATGGATAGAACTAGGCTAGGCCTACGTGGTCAATCCTTTATAGAAGAACAGACCAAGGATTTAGACTTCGCTGGCTTCCGCCAGAAGTTCCTCAAGTCCAAGACTTTCCCACATCAGCAGAACCTGATAGATGTTATTGAAGGTCGTGACCCTAGCTGGCTCCATCCGTCAATGAAGTACGAAAAGGGTCTGGCAGATAACCGCATCCTTATCAACATTCCTCCTAACCACGCCAAGTCCATTACGGTCACCGTAGACTACGTAACCTGGAAGATTGTCAATAACCCGAACTTTAGAGTTCTCATAGTTTCCCAAACCCAGCGTCTAGCCGCAGACTTCCTTTATGCTATCAAGCAGCGACTGACGCATCCAATGTACGAAGAACTACAGCAGGCATATGCCGCTGGGGTTGGGTTCAAGTCTAAGACAGCCTCCTGGCAGGCTACCCGCGTTACCTTCGGTGATGAACTCCGTGAGTCATCTGAGAAGGACCCCAACATTGAAGCCGTAGGTATCGGCGGTCAGATTTACGGTAAGCGTGCCGATATGATTCTCATAGATGACGCAGTTACTCTTTCTAACGCAAATGACTTTGAACGACAAATCAAATGGCTTACCCAAGATGTACGTTCCCGTCTCAACCCGACAGGTAAGCTCATCGTTATCGGTACCCGCGTATCAGCGGTAGACCTGTATAAAGAACTTAGATCACAAGACCGCTACCCTGGCGGCTTAGTTCCTTGGACATACCTAGCAATGCCAGCCTTGCTTGAATCAAATGAGGACCCCGATAAGTGGGTTACCTTGTGGCCTTATTCAGATCAACCATTTGATGGTCAAGAAGAATCTGAAAAGACTGAAGAAGGGCTATATCCCCGCTGGAATGGACGCAACTTATATAACGAGCGTCAAGCGATGGATGCCTCTACCTGGGCCTTGGTTTATCAACAGCAAGATATATCTGATGATGCAATCTTTGACCCAGTATGTGTGAAAGGCTCCATTGATGGAATGCGAAAAGCAGGTCGTCTGGTGCCTAGCAGTCCAGGTCATCCCAAAGACCTCAACGGTTTCAGTTTTGTTTGTGGACTCGACCCAGCAATGGTCGGAGACACAGCGGCGGTATGTTATGCAGTTGATCGCATTTCTCATAAGCGCTACATTGTTGACGCTATCAAGATTACGCGTCCTACGCCTGCACAAATCAGACAGCTCATTACCGATTGGACTAACGTATATGCACCTTCGG